GTCCAGCCAGCATGGGACGCCATTGTGTCGCCAGCCGCAGGTGTATTAGAAGCGCCAGCGCCGTACAAACCAAGATACCAAGTGGTAATCTGGCTCACTGAAGTCAAAGCACTGCCAGCCATATACTGAAGGCCAACGTTGACTACAAGATTCTTAGACTGTGCTTCCCACTTCAAGTTGCCGTCTTTATCGTGGCATTTAATTTCAAATAAACCGGTCGCCTTTGCGTCCTCACCGGCTTTGGTGTTACAAGTCAGACCACTAGAAACAACGTCAGTGGCTTTGGTTTTTTCAATAGTCATGATGACTCCTTAATTAGAACTACGAATGAGAGCCGCCGTAGCGGTGTTTGCGGGCATGGTGATTGTAAATGTACCAACGGATGTTTTGTCAGAACCAAAGTCCAACACAGCTATGGATTTGTTACCTTGGGTAGAGTTGTAAATCAACGCACATCTTGCGGTGATTGCACCTGTCCACGAAATGTTTGGGAAGCCCACAAAAGCGGTGTATCCAGACGTGCCGATTGTGATGGGAGTTAGCTGTGCCCCACCAGCAGAGTAAGTGCCTGTGTTAGGCACTTCATTGGTTGAACTGTATACAGTCGTGTCTTCGTTTAAGTCAGCAGAAGCCGTATACAGGGCAATCTTGATAACGTCGGTTGTCAGGTCATGAATACCTTGGTACAACTGCGCCTTAAAACTGGTGGTTTGGGTCTGGATAATTGACATATCAAGTTACCCGCTGACGGAACTGACCAGAACGGTATGCGTCCTGTCTTTCAAGCCCGTCGCCCAGACGTTTAGCTAAAGCCAGAGCTTCCATGAACTTCTGGTTGTACAACTGCATCATGTCAGTCTCACCCTTCATGTAGGTGTAAGCCTCAACCAAAGATGCGTACAAAAGCACAGGGTCAAAGTTATCACCTAGCCAAGACGTACCGCCTGCGTTAGTTACAGAAGCAACAGGGACGGAAAAACCAGAACCTGTACCGCCAATATTGGTTGCAGCAGCCGACAGCGTATTTGCGACTCCATACAGCAAACCACCATCTGTAATAGTTACGGCTGTTACTGCGCCGCCAGCTACGGTAATTGTTGCCAACGCACCACTTCCAGAACCGCCCGTCAAAGGCACATCAAAGTATGTACCGGCTGTGTATGCGCTGCCGCCCGTAATAGCTCCTAATGTAGCCACAGGGCTTTGAACAATTGAAGGTGGATAGAAGAAATAGTGCAACTCCGCCCCGTATGCGGCGTCTGGCGTTGGGCCAAGGATAAAAGTTAACTCAGTTGGGTTGTCTGAACGTGGGCCAAACAAAGCATAGTACCTAGGAATCCCCGTGTCTGTGGGCTGTGGGTATGCCTGCCGGATAAAGTTAACGTCTTTGTTTAACAAGTACTCGTACTCACCACTGGCGCTAATAATGGCCAATGAATACACCGCCAGAAAATCTGTGGGGCACTGCAAGTACTTGTTGTTTGTTGTGGTTACGCCTGTCACATTACTGCGCAAAGACGGAAACTGTACCGAGTTGAATATACGCTCTTCAGCTTGCTGAACGAACACGGGGATATTAGCCACGAAATCTGCTTCCGTGTTCTCCGTGTACGCTTGAATAGCGTTGCTGAGTTGCGTGTAATTCATGCCATCGGCCCACGAGCAATCGTGCCTTTGGTTGCCGCGCCGTTACCACGGGTGACAATACCTGATGTCTTAGTGGTTTCGTTGCCAGCAGCTTTGCTGATGTTGCCAATAGACATATTAACGGTGTCGGCTTTACTGCGATTAACGCCAGAACCGGGGTTCTCAGATATGCCTACAGGCTTACCACTCATCGTGTGTGGCTTGGCGTATGCAGAAGCGGGTAGATTGTTAATCTTGGCCATGTTATTTCCCCTGATTCTTAACTTTGGCCATACCGCGACCATACTGCATCATCATCTCATTGGTCTTACCGCCCTTGGCAAGCTTTGTGGGCGTTTTGCCACCGGCTCGCATGTTTTTAACTGCAGCATCGGGATGTGCAGACTTCATGCCTTTGGCCATGTGTGATTTAAGTGCTTTCTTTGCGTCCATGTTCGACTCCTTATGTCGTTGTAACCGTAACTGTACCAACAAATGTCGTTGCCACCAAGTAGTTTGGCGTTAGCGCAACATCAAAATTACTCGACCCACCAACAGGGTTCCACCCCCACTGAAGATCCCGCGAACCGCCAGTCAGACTGCCAGTAGCGTTTACGCCTGCCGTGACGTAGGTTGTGTCCTTGCGCGGGTTACGCACAGCCTGTGGATCATCCACTGGGTACATACCCAACAACAACTGCGGTTGATCGGGATCAAAACACACATCACACACAAGCAGATTATAAATCTTTGTCTTCTGTATCTCTTTACGAAGCGCCGTCAATTTGAACTGTTGGCCACATCTATCGCACATGGCGATACTGTTTTTACCAGAAGCAAACCGATTGCCCATTTACGTACCACTGCCAATAAACTGTTGCCTCGGAACAAAACGTACCGAAGCCTTTTCACGATCTTCATCAGCGGCCAACTGCCAAGCTTCATCGTATTGTTGCTTCAAGACCGGCAGACGCTCAGCGCCATTCTCAATCTTAAGAGCCAAGTAGTAGGCAAGACCCGCCACCATACAGGGCAGGAAGCGGAAAGGCACGTCCATCGTGCGTACACCCCCGCCAGCATCATCAATACGGCGCATGCGCCAGTAAACAAACTGATATGTTGTGCTGTTGTCTGGGGTTGGCCAGAGGGTCACAGATGGCAGATTCTGCGTAAATACAGACACGCCAGTTGAGTGTGCTGCGGCAGTCGTGCCGTTCTGCCCACGGAAGCAGTTGTTAAGCACGTTGCCAGAGATGTAGCCGTACTGCACGGTCTCGTTTTCAATCAACAAGAACCCTGTAGCGGGTAACCCAGCCACTGAAGTCAATGTAATTGTGGTGGCCGTAGCTGTGATACCGCCGTTAAGCGTTGTGCCAATCGATGAAGTTTGGCCATCCAAACGCTGATACCACACCTGAATCGGACGGGCTTGTTGCAGTTTATTGGGGATCGTGGCGTAAGTAGAAACACTGATACGCGTGATGGTTAGATCCGCCTGCGTGGACGCGCTACCCGCGCCCGTGCGAATCACATGCTCAAGTAAATCCACCGTGTCTACGGGCAGTGCGTAGTTGTTCAGACCCGGAGTCAGGTTAATTGTCCCCTGCTCAAACGTCCACATGTTGACACCGCGGTTTGCCCAATCAGCAAACATCAAATTCAATGAACGACGGGCTGTACGTAAGTCGTAGCCCGTACGCAACTCCGAACCAGCGCGTTCAAACGCTTCCTCAACCAACTCAGTAAGGTCAAGGTTAAACGCTGCGGTTCCTGAAGTAGTCATCTAAATCCTGCCGTTTTCTTTGCAATCGTTTTAGGTTGCGCTACGAATTGTTTTCCGGCTTTTTTGCCAGCACGTTTCGCACGCGTTGTCGCAGCGTACTCACTAGCGCTGAGACTTTTAATCGCAGCTTTTGGAAGGTATCGTTCACCAGTGTCAGAAGATTTTTTACCACTTTTGGTTGTCCAATCTTGTTTGCCCCAGTCTTTCAAAGACTGTTGCGGTTTAGCTAATCCACCACTTGCCATTTTCTTCTTCCCAGCACAATGCGCCTTCTGTGAAAACCCCTTGGGGTTGTCGCAATCAATCGACGCTTTGTACTTTTTTGACCATGTCATTTATAGCCACCACCTGCGGCTTTGTAGCGCTTGGCCATTAGCTGAGCCTTACGAGCTGACCACTGGCCTGCACCTGTACCCTGTACTGCAGCAGCTTTTACGCTGTTGAAAATCCGTTTACGTAACTCAGGCTTGGTGTAGTTACCCGCCTCGTTTACCTTGGATTTGACCTTCCCACCCTCTTTGTACTGGGTAAAGTCAGTGTCATCCCGACGAGCCTTCTTCTTACCCTTGGGCATCTTAGAGGGGGAGATGTCCCCCATACCGCGACTGGCCATCATTTTGTACCGCCTTTAACTTTCTTGGCTAAAAACATCTTGTCAACCATCTTTATCCGCTGGGGTTTGGTTGTAACTTTGTTAATAATAGCCAGCCGTTTGGGTTCACTTGCACCGTAAAACCCAGCCTTCTTTAAAGACTTAACTACGTTACCTGTGGGTTTTACGGTTGCCATGATGACGTCTTAGCAGGCTTTGCCGCCCATTCTCATGCCAATCATCGTGCCTTTGGTTTTGCCTTTTGTAGCAACGCCATCAGCGCGTTTGGAAGCAGAGCCGCCATTGGCCATACCGCCGTGTTTCATGCCTTTGCCGTCACCAATGAAGGCGGGTTTACCGTCTTTCATGGGCATACCGCCACCAGCCATCTTTTTCATCGGCATTTCTGATTTAGCTCCGGCTTTTTTCTTAGCCATCATTGCCATCATGCCTGCATTCATCTTAGCCATAGTATCACCACCTTCTTTAAAAAAAGTCATTTTTCCGTGATCGGTTTTAGACTTATTCACCTTCTGAACATCTGGACGGGTACGCCCGCCAGAACCAAACTTCTTACCCTTATCCGCTTCGTCAAAATCTTTTCCGACGCTTTGCGGTATTCCAACCTTCTTGGCAAACGCAGGGTTGTGCGCTATTGCCGCCATGAAGTTGTGTTGTTTTTTAGAACTACTCGGCATCTTTTTTCCTGCGAATTAACTCAGCAAAAGGTTTACCCGCAATCATCTCGGTGATCCGCATGCCTGTCCACACAATCGTAAACAG